GGGTCAAAATGAAAACAAGGAAGTGGTTGTACAGGTTCCATGCGTGGAAATGTACGGTGACACCGAAAAGTGTCCAATTCTTGCAGAAGTTCGTACTTGGTATAAGGATGAAAGTCTAAAAGAAACGGCCAATAAGTATTGGAAGAAGCGTAGCTATCTACTACAGGGTTTTGTTCGTCAGAATGGGCTATCAGAAGATGAGACGCCGGAGAATCCAATTCGTCGCTTGATCATCACACCACAAATCTTTAAGAACATCAAAAAGAGTTTGCTGGATCCAGACTTTAATGTCATGCCAAGTGACTTCAATCAGGGTCTAGACTTTAAGGTCATTCGTTCAAAGAATCCCGGTGGTTACGCAGATTGGTCTACCAGTGATTGGTCATTTATGAAGGGTCCTACTGCACTTACTGAAGCAGAACAAGCAGCAGTTGAGGCATATGGTTTGTATAATCTAAAGGATTTCTTGCCTAAGAAGCCAAGCGAAAGCGAACTTCGCATTATGAAGGACATGTTTGAAGCATCTGTTGATGGTCGTATGTATGACCCAGACAAGTGGGCAGCGTATTACAAGCCATGGGGACTACAATCTAGTGGTTCTTCAGAAGATGCTGAAGCAGCAGACTATGATGAAACAGTTAGTACAACTAAGTCTAAGCCAGTTTCTGTTGCTGTATCTTCAAAGTCAGTTGTAAAGCCAACTTCAGATGATACTCCTCCTTGGGAAGAGACTGCTACAACTGAAGTAAAAGTTCCAGCTAAACAAACCAGCGAAAAGGCACAAGATATTTTGGCACTAATTCGCAGTCGTCAAAACAAGGCAGCTTAAATCAGTAAGCACACAAGCACTCATACTGAGTGCTTGTTTCTATTATTTGGAGAATAAAAATGACTTTACCAGATGAAAGGTTTCGTTCCCTAAAGCAGGGAAAGAAGCTATTAGAAGAATTATGTGACCCGGGAAAAACACCTCGTGTTCCAAGTATTGTGCGTGATCGTGCTCGTGGTGTATTACGCCATTATCCAAACGATTATGAATTTGAAGAAATGGCAAATAGTTGTCCAGAATTATTAGACAAACAATCGTTCAGCATTTATACTAACAAGCAAATAGTGAACGGAAGATAATTATGACAAAGCCATTTGATATTAGTCGTTTCAGAAAAGAAATAACTAAGTCTATTGACGGACTTAGCATTGGATTCAATGATCCAACTGACTGGATCAGCACTGGAAATTACGCACTGAATTATTTGATATCTGGGGATTTCAAAAAAGGAATCCCGCTAGGAAAGGTAACGGTATTTGCTGGAGAAAGTGGGGCGGGCAAATCGTACATTTGTTCTGGTAACATAGTAAAGAATGCTCAAGAACAGGGCATTTATGTAATTTTGATTGACAGCGAAAATGCACTTGACGAAAGTTGGTTGAAAAATCTAGGAGTAGACACTAACGAGAACAAACTACTTCGTCTATCAATGAGCATGATTGATGATGTTGCCAAGACAATTACCGAATTCGTAAAAAGCTATAAAGCACTCGCGGAAAGCGAGCGTCCAAAGGTTTTGTTTGTAATTGATAGTTTGGGCATGTTGCTTACTCCCACCGATGTGAATCAGTTTGAAAGTGGCGACATGCGCGGGGATTTAGGTAGAAAACCAAAAGCTCTAATGTCTTTGGTCAGAAACTGTGTCAACATGTTCGGTTCACTAAACATCGGATTAGTGGCTACCAATCATTCTTATGCTAGCCAAGACCCATATAATCCAGACCCAGTAGTCAGCGGCGGACAAGGATTTGTTTATGCATCATCTATTTTGGTCGCAATGAAGAAATTGAAATTAAAAGAAGATGAAGAAGGAAACAAGGTCACTGATGTATTGGGTATTCGTGCTGGATGCAAGATCATGAAAACCAGATACGCTAAACCGTTTGAAGACATTCAAATTCAGATTCCCTACGAAACGGGGATGAATCCATATAGCGGATTTTTTGACTTGATTGAAAAAAGACAGTTAATTAAAAAAGAAGGCAATCGCTACGCTTATACTGATAATAATGGAGAAATTCATAAGTATTTCAGAAAAGAGTGGAATAGAAACGAAAATGGAATTATGGATTTGGTAATGAAGGAATTTGAAACTAAAGTCACTAATACTGAAATTGTAGAGGAAGCAATCAATGAATAAATCAACACTAACAGCAATCTCTGATGTTTGGAATTTAATGAGTGATTATGTCAACCCAGAAGACAGATCACAATTGGCAGATAATCTGATCATCATTCTTATGGAACACGATTACGATTTAGAAGATATTCGTCACGAATTTGATGGAGACAGTGATATCATGGAAGCAGTAAAGTTTTATAGCGAGGATACCACTGATGATTATGAAACAGACGAAGAATATGACGAATTGAATTTTGATGATCAAGATGATTATTCTGAATAATTAAATGAATTGGTACGCTAAACTGACGCAAAATCTGGCAATATTGCCAGATTTTATTTCACACTATGAAAAAGAGTTAGAAGATGCGCGACATGAAGTTAGCGTAAAGGGAAATATAGAAAAAAATCTTGCGGCTTTACCAGGTATCACTGATTACAGATTTCAACAGCTTCAACTTATTGAGGCTGTGTTGAACTATCTTAATTTAGAGCTAAAGAAAACCAAAAGCAAGTTCTTCAAAAAGTATCTAGAGGGGTATCAACGAGCGTTAACCAGTCGTGATGCAGAAAAGTATGTAGACGGAGAGACCGAGGTAATCAACATGGAGTTGTTAATCGGCGAGGTTTCTCTGCTACGAAATCGTTATCTTGGAATTATGAAGGGACTGGAGTCTAAAAACTTTATGCTAGGGCATATTGTTCGTCTTCGCGTATCGGGTATGGAAGATGCCGCGATTTGACAGTAATTCGGTTCTTTGTTATACTGTATTCAAGTTAGAAAACAGTAGCAAGCAATGACAAACCCAGTGTTCAAGTTCGTAGGTCGTGTGCGTGGCAATCTCCAAGCGTCTTTTGTGTTTCAAAACAAGCGAGAGATCACCAAGTTTCTCAAGACTGAATTTCTCAAGTTGGAAGAGGAATTCGGCAAGTTGACCTTTGAGGTTGAAAAGTTGCCCGGTCTCAAGATCGGCGATCATTGCTTCTGCTACGGCGAAGGCCGCGATGTGCTCAAGGTTGAAGCCATCTGTCAATATGGTCCCTACAGTTGGGGCTTTGGTTTGAGCCACGGTTGCTGGGAAGAAGTGGCCAAGTGCTGGAAGAAGGTAAAAGCCTAACAGTTGACAATAAATCCAAACCCTGATATACTGTATTCATAGTCAAAAGGAGTTGCAGATCGTGTTGAGTAATTTTCGTTCTGTTTCAGCAGAGTGGGAACAGCAACATTATCCACTGCCCAGTCTTAATGAGGAGTCAGAAATGTTTGGTACCTATGCTCGTAATGTGATCGCAGGTCAAGGTCGTTATGTTCCTGACAAGCAGCCCAAGATTCCCACCGTCTCGCTCAAGTATTGCGAGTATGACAAAAACCGTCGGGTTCTCAAATTGACATCTGAGTACTTCGGCATGCCCAGAGAGTTCTTTGTTGTGAGTCATCACACTGGCAAGGAAGTTCGGTTCACTGTTGTCGGTGAGCATGATGTTCTGTTTGATGAAGATGGTTGGGACGGTGAGCAGCGAATTTATAGGCCAGTTGGTGTTGTGCCTGGCGTTGATCACATGGTCATTTATCACGATTGATAATATTTGTCTATCTAAAGGAGAGTAAAAATGAGTGGTTTCGTTGATGTATCCAATATGTCTACTCTGGAAGTCAAGCGTCTCAATCAGCAAGATGAAGCAGATCAGCCCGCTCGGCGCTCTCGCTCAGTTCGCGCACAACCCAAGATGTATGACACTGACACGGTTTTTGCCGCTGCTGCGACCGCATTCAGACTTTGTGCTGGTCAGTACATCAATGCAGGCACTGTTTCTGTCAATGATCAGGGTGAGACTTTTCCCGTGATCAGCAACCGTGATTTCATGGTCCGCGCTCTTGGAGATTCTTCTATGATCACGGAAGAGGATCGTGCTCTGGCATCTAACATTCGTACTCACTACAAGGGTTTGATGTTTAAGATTCTTGCTGGCAAGGTCCTGAACGAATTTGACACTAAATCACTGGCCCTGGCCAATGGCGATACTATCAGTGATCGTGATCTTGGCACAGTGGCTTACTTGCCAATTGGATATGAACGTGCAACGGCAAAACAGTCCGTGGATGATCGTATAAGTGATGCGCGCGGTGGCCATATTGGTCAGATTGACGATAAGATTAGCTTTGCTGGCGAGGTACTTCGTCAGGTCTACAGCCAGCAGTGGAATTGCTACTTTACCACTCTGATTACGAATCAGGATCAAGTAATCTTCTACAGTCAGAAAACTTCGGCTGCGGTCGGATCTAAAGTTGCTGGTCAGGGCACTGTCAAAGCGCATCACGCTGATGGTAAGACTCAGCTTAATCGTGTTAAGATTTTTGTCTGAATTTGACAATAAATCGGACCTATTATATACTACAAATACAGTAAAGAAGGGGTCAGATATGAAGAAGGGTGAAATGCTTGGTAAGATGTTAGTCATCGTCACCAATGCTCATGCTGGTCAATTTGACAAGGGTGGCAATCCATATATTCTTCACCCACTAAAGGTAATGCATTACCTCAAGACTGAGGATGAAGAGTTGATGTGCATGGCACTCGGACATGATGTTGTGGAGGACACCTCAGTAACATACAAGGATCTCCGTGATGCTGGTATCAGTGAACGGGTTATTGCAGGCATCAAGGCTCTGACAAAGGTTCCTGGTCAGACCTACGAAGAATACAAGGAAGGTGTTTTTGCTAATGAGGATGCCATGCGTGTAAAGATGTCTGATCTCAGACACAACACTGATATCCGTCGTCTTAAGGGTGTGTCAGAAAAAGATATTTCTCGTATGGCAAAGTATCATCAATTTTACATGGAAATCAAGTCACGGCTAGTTTGACAGTAATTCGGAACTCTGTTATACTGTATTCAAGTTAGAAAACAGGAGCGAACGAAATGAAATATTTGTCCTACACTGCCACCAAGCCTAACGGCGATTTCATCTGCGAAAGCAATCTGACTCCCTACGGCTGGCGTATTCCTGGTCGCGATGTGGCACCCTCGTTTGAATCCGCTACTCTTCGTGTTCTTAGCGAGATTGATCGTCTTCAAATGGAAGGCTGGGATGTGGAATTCACCGAAAGCCCGCTGACCGAAGACGATCTGGAATGCTTGCGTGAGTTTCGTGCGATTTGACAATAAATCGGTTCTTTGATATACTGTATTCATAGTCAGTAAACAACTGGAGTTAACACAAATGGCTAAGATTCTTGTTAAGCGTGGTGTGTATCGTAAGATGAATTTTGCAGTGGAGAATATGATGTTTACGCTGGCTCGTCCGCTGGATGCCATGACTGGTCGCATTCAAGTCAAAAATGACGGTCAACTGCCTGGTGATTCCAAGCAGGTTTATATTGAAATTGCCAGTATGTCTGATGTAGAGATGGTTGTCAACGCTGCCGCACCCGCTCAAGTGGTAGCATTCTCTCCTGCGGTCGCGGCTGAATCCAATGAGACTGACGAGCAGGCAATGGATCGGATTCGTCG